CTCAGACCTTTAAAAAGAACTACACCGGTCAAGCTGCCTCGGCAACCACTGACACTATCTGTGTTCTCCCTGCTGGCGCTCAGATTCACAACATCCATATTGATACCATTGTGGCGTTTACAGGCTCTACCGCAGCCAACGTGACTATTGGTGACGGCACTACCGCCGCTTTGTATTGGGCCTCTACAGACGTTACAGCCCAAGGTCGTGCGGCAACTAGCAATGCGGCCACTAAGTTGGGCGCATGGTGCGGCGCGACCTCTACCGCTTCGCCTAACGGTATCGGTATTGGTGCAACGGATGTCAAAGTAATTGCCACAATGACCCCAACGGTTGCTGCGGTGACTGCTGGCACGGTGCAGTACACAATTCTCTACACCGTAGCCGACTCTAACGGTACGCAGTTCCCAGCGTCTGCTTAATTAGTCTCGGGGGCTTCGGCCCCCGCTTCATAGGAGATTAGTTATGAATCAGACACCTGTAAAACAGGCGCATCTAAACGCAAGTGGGTTTCTTGTCCTTGGGCGTAACCGCGTAAAAGGCATCTCCTTTGTTGGAACTGCCACTGCGGGCTATGTAGCGTTGTTTGATACCGCTACAGCCCCAGTGACAACGGCTACATATGGTCGTTCCGGGACTACAGTTACCGTCACTCAGTCAGCGCATGGGCTTGCTACCGGTGACGTAATTGGGATTGACTTTGCTGCTGGTACAGGCGGCACAGCTACTAACGGCAATTACGTTGTAACTGTTACAAACTCCAGCACATTTACGGTTACGGATATTAACTCCGGAACAATCACAGCGTCTCCTACTATGGTCTACGCAAGCCGTTGGTTGATGAGCTACGATGTAAGCGCAAGCGATACCTTTAACAACTCCCCATTCATCCCTGATGATGGCGTGATAGCTGTAAACGGTATCTACGCGCAGATGTCCAATCTGTTATCGGTGAACATTTTTTATGGTTGATAAGAGCTTCAATCTAGTGGGCCGCAAGCTGATGCTTGCCATCCCGTGCTATGACGGCAAAGTCAACATCAAGACCGCGTTTGCCATTGCACAGCTTGTACCCAAGCTAGATAGGATGGGGGTCCAGATTCATCTGGTGCACCTGTCCGGTTGCTCCATCATCTCCAAAGCGCGGAACAAGCTGGTCAGCAACTTCATGGCTACCGACTGCACTGACTTGCTTTTCGTGGATGCGGATGTGGTCATCAACGTCGAGGCGGTCACCCGCTTGCTGGCGTTGTCCACCGACAAAGACGTAGTGGCCGGGACCTACCCGCGCCGTGCTGCGGACGCCAAGTTTTTCCTCGACTTCTACTTGGACGAAGAGAACAAGCTGGAGTTTGACGAGAACGGCCTGATGCGCGTAGAGAGCGTGGCCACTGGGTTCATGCTGATTCGCCGCCATGTCCTTGAGCATATGATTTCTACTCATCCCGAGTGGCGGTATGCGGGCGACGGTGATGGGGAAGATGAGTACGCCGTGTTTGACTTCACGCTTGTGGATGGCCAGTACATCGGTGAGGACTATACGTTCTGCCGCCGCGCCCGGGCCGAAGGGTTCAAGATTTTCCTTGACCCCATGATTAGCCTGCCGCACATTGGCACACAAGAGTTCACCCGCAACTTTGAACAAGACGCTTTGCAACCGCTCCTGAAGGAGCATGCGCGCTTGCAGTTGAAAGTAGTAAATGGCTAAGAAGAAAGGCCCGGTTCTCTCGGTCGGTCGTGGCGAGAAGCTGCCCGTCTCCAAAGGGGCCGGGTTGACGGCTAAGGGCCGCGCCAAGTACAACGCTGCAACAGGCAGCAACCTCAAGGCCCCACAGCCCCAAGGTGGCCCGCGCAAAGACTCGTTCTGCGCCCGTATGAGTGGCATGCCGGGGCCGATGAAAGACGAAAAAGGTAAGCCTACCCGCAAGGCGGCTTCCTTGGCAAGATGGAAATGCTAGGAGTACGACATGGCCAAAAAACTATCCCCCTTTGAAGAAGCGTTTAAAGAAGCTCGTGCTGAGGGCAAGAAGACGTTTACGTTCAACGGTAAATCGTATGGCACGACCACTGCGGACGATGAACAAAAACGGATTGACAAAATGCCTGCTCGTGTTGCAGACGCGCCAACTGAAATACAAGCGGGCACTAGGTACGTTGATCGACCACGCACACCCACCCCATCGACCGCCAAAGCGCGTTCTTTGGTCGACCAAGGGCGCGACGTTGATATCTACAAAGACGTAGACAAAGAAGCTGTTCTTGCGGCGGGTTTGGGGCTGGCTTCACTAAACCCCGCTGTTCGCATTGGCAGGGCGGCGTATGGAGCGGCACGCCCCGCAATTGGCGCAGCAATCAAACGCTTAGAAGATCGTCCTTCGCCCAGTTTTCTCCGCGAAAAAGACCAACCATTAAGCAAGTTTGACACCCTTACCCCGGAGAACCAAGCGGCGTCTCAGGCTTACCGCAATGCTTATGACGACAGGCCGGGGCCAATGAAAAAAGGCGGTGTTGTTAAGAAGATGGCATCTGGTGGCAAAGTCTCCGCATCATCCCGTGGCGACGGCATAGCCCAGCGCGGCAAAACAAAAGGCAGGTTCATATGAACGAGCAAAACCAAGAAACGCTGAAGCACGTACTTGACGGTGCTTCTATCCTTACCGTGATAGGAACACTTGTGGAATTCTTACCCGCCGTATCTGCGGTTCTTAGTATTGTCTGGGTGGCAATCCGCATCTACGAAACAGATACCGTGAAGAAACTCATGAACCGTAAAAAAGACGACGATGCCGAGCACAAGTAAGAAACAACACAATTTCATGGCGGCAGTGGCGCATAGCCCTGCGTTTGCCAAGAAAGCAGGGGTTCCACAATCTGTGGGCCAAGATTTCAGCAACGCCGACAAAGGCAAGACTTTTAAACAAGGTGGTGATATGGCTTCCAAAATGAATCCCGGTTTTATGGCAATGATGGCTAAGAAGAAGGGCGCTGCTCCTTCCGCAATGGGCAAGCCGACCATGAAAAAAGGCATGGACACGGCTAAAGATGGCATGAAGAAAATGGCCAAAGGCGGTTCCGCTTCTACTCGCGCTGATGGTATTGCCCAAAAAGGCAAGACCAAAGGCAAAATGCTCAACAAAGGCGGCATGGCCTGCTAAGGAGAAAATTATGGCTGATGGTGGAAAAAAACCTTCTAACTACGATGAAGTAACGGACGCGAAAACTCTCAAGAAGACTAATGAAGCATACAAAAATGCTTCCAGAATTGGGCCGGATGGGGAAGTAGTACGGCGGGGGATGCCGGAAAAAGATTTTGTGCCCGCTTACGGTGGCGATGCCGAATACGAAAGAAAAAGGCGCAACAAGTTAGCAGAGCAAGCGCAACAAGCGCGGGAAATGGGGCGCGAAGAAGGCATTAAACGCCAAAAAACCGCATCGGAGCGCGGGGGCGTATTGGGTACTCCGCTGGCATATGCCGAAAGAGCGGGGCAATTTGTCGGGGATAAATTTGATGACGCTGACGCTTATGTGTCTGGTAAATTAGGCATGGATGAACGCGCTACTTTTAAAAAGGGTATGCGGCAGGGGTTGAAAGACGAAGGTTACGCCAAAGGCGGTTCCGTAAGCTCTGCCTCCAAACGTGCAGATGGTTGCGCCCAAAAAGGCAAAACCCGGGGCAAGATGCTGTGAGAGCTTCACGCGGCATGGGTGATATCAACCCGTCCAAGATGCCAAAGGGCAAGAAAACTGCCCGGCGGGATGATACTGACTTTACGCAATACGCTGAAGGCGGTAAGGTAAATGCTGCGGGAAACTACACCAAACCGGCTCTTCGTAAACGCATCTTGGCCCAAGTAAAAGCTTCGGCTGCGCAAGGTACGGGTGCGGGGCAATGGAGCGCGAGAAAAGCGCAGCTTGTAGCCAAGAAGTACAAGGCTGCGGGCGGGGGGTACAAGGATTGAAAGCACCACAGCAATCCCTGAAAGATTGGGGCGACCAGAAATGGCGTACCAAGTCGGGGAAGCCGTCGTCAAAAACAGGTGAGCGTTATCTCCCTGAAGCTGCTATAAAGTCCTTGTCCTCATCTGAGTACGCTGCAACTACCAAAGCAAAACGCGCTGGTAAAGCAGCAGGTAAACAGTTTGTAGCCCAGCCCAAGAGCATCGCAAAGAAAACAGCAGGGTTTAGATAATGGCAATCTCCGGCACAGCTTCGTTCAATCTGGACCTCACGGAAATCGTAGAGGAAGCCTTTGAACGTGCGGGCACGGAGTTGCGTTCGGGCTATGACCTGAAGACGGCTAGGCGTTCGCTGAACCTGTTGTTTGCTGACTGGGCGAACCGGGGCATCAACATGTGGACGTTTGAGCAGGGCATCATTACCCTGACCGCAGGACTGTCTACCTACCCTATCCCGGTTGATACAGTGGACCTACTGGAGAACGTGATTCGTACGGGCGCGGGTAACGTCTCTACCCAAGCCGACCTGACCATCACGCGTATCAGCGTTTCTACTTACGCCACCATCCCCAACAAACTGACGCAGGCCCGGCCTATTCAGGTATGGTTCCAACGGCTTGATGGTCAGACTTCGGCGATTGGCACTACGCTCAGCGCCAGTATTACATCTACGGCCACCACCATCACAGTCGCGTCCGTTGCGGGGCTAGCAGCCGACGGCTACGTGCTGATCGGCACGGAGACCATCTATTACGACTCTATATCGGGTACTTCGTTGTCCGGTTGCGCTCGGGGTCAGAACGGCACGACCGCAGCATCGCACACCATAGGTGACTCCGTGTACGTACAAAACCTGCCCCGTGTGACTGTCTGGCCGGTGCCGGACGACACGACTACTTATCAGTTCGTGTACTGGCGCATGCGCCGCATTGATGATGCGGGCAACGGCGCAAACACCATGGATGTACCGTTCAGGTTCATCCCTTGCATGGTTGCGGGCTTGGCCTACTACTTGGCGCTCAAAGTGCCAAACGGAACACAGCGGTTAGATGTCCTGAAGGCCCAATACGATGAGGCTTGGGAGCTAGCGGCTACTGAAGATAGAGAGACTGCGGCGTTGCGGTTTGTGCCTAGGCAGATGTTTATCGGGACTTCATAATGGGCAATAGGTTTACGTCTGGCAAACGGGCGATTGCCATGTGTGACCGCTGCGGGCAGCAATTTTTACTGAAGAGACTGAAGACCGAAGTTATTAAGCAGCGAAAGTATGACTTGCTGGTGTGCCCTGAATGTTGGGACCCAGACCAGCCGCAGTTGATGCTCGGTACGTTTCCGGTGGATGACCCGCAGGCAGTGCGCAATCCTCGCAGAGATACTACGTATGTGGTATCGGGTATAAATGCTGATGGGTATTCTGCCGGGGGGTCTAGGGACATCCAGTGGGGGTGGAACCCCATCGGCGGGGCTAGTTTTTTTGATGTGGGTCTGACTCCTAACTACTTGGTCGGAACCACAAGTGTTGGTACAGTAACGGTAACGGTTTCATAGGAGTCCATGATGGCTAAAGAAGGTATGAAAAGTGATACGGCGCAAGACAAGGCCATGATTAAGAAGGCGTTCAAGCAGCATGATGCGCAAGAACACAAAGGCGGCAAGGGCACTACGCTCAAGCTCAAAAAAGGTGGGCCTACGTCCGAAGATCGTATGCGCCTCGGTCGCGGTCTGTCGCGTGCAGCTAACCAGAAAACGGGGTGAACCATGGCATACAGTATGAAAAAAGGCGGCAAAGAAGTTGGCCCGGCCAGCGTCTACGCCGAGCCGCACACGATGGACGGGAAAAGAATGAAGATTGCTTCAAGCCCCGGCAAAGAGCCTAACCGTAGCAAGCTAGACACCGCTGATGTCAGCCTTGGTCAGTACAGCAAATCTGCTGGTAATGAGCCTGTTAAAACAACTAGCATCAAAATCCGCGGTACTGGCTGCGCCACTAAAGGCGTGATGGCACGAGGCCCGATGGCATGAACTACACCGAACTGAAGGCAAACATTGCGGACATCTGTGAGAACACGTTCACAGCGGATGAGTACGCGATGTTTACTAAGCAGACTGAACAGCGTGTCTACAACACGGTTCAGTTAGCTAACCTTCGGAAAAATGTGGTCGGAACTATCACTTCCGGGAACAAGTATTTGTCGTGCCCGGACGACTTTTTGTCTACGTATTCAATTGCGGTTTTTTCGGGCACAGGCCCGTACTCGTACCTTATCAACAAGGACGTGAACTTTATTCGAGAGGCGTATCCAACACCAACCGATTCTGGAACTCCTAAGTACTACGCGATATTTGGCCCCCAGTCCGCAAATGTGACCGAGCTTTCTTTCATCCTTGGCCCTACGCCAGATGCAACTTACTCCGCTGAACTGCACTACTACTATTACCCTGAGTCCATTGTTACCGCGGGCACGTCATGGCTGGGCGATAACTTTGATTCCGTGCTGCTGAACGGCGCGTTGGTTGAGGCCATCCGGTTTATGAAGGGTGAGCCAGACTTGGTCAAGTTGTACCAAGAGATGTACGTACAGTCGGTTACCCTGCTGAAAAATCTGGGCGATGGTAAGCAACGCATGGATGCGTACCGTGATGGCCAAGTTAGGGTGTCTGTGGCATGAGCATTATTCAAACTCAGACCACCAGCTTCAAGAAGGAGTTGTATCAGGGCATCCATGACCTGTCTACGGACATCATCAAGATTGCGTTGTACACCGGCAATGCTAACTTGAATGAGAACACGACTGTATATACAACTACCAATGAGGTTGTAGCGTCTGGCTATACAGCGGGCGGTAATACACTGACTGGTGTGGCTATCAGTTCTTCAGGTTACACGGCATATGCAAACTGGGCAAATACATCCTGGTCCGCAGCTTTGACGGCCCGGTGTGCGCTGATGTACAACGCTTCGCAGGGTAATAAATCTGTTGCAGTGATTGACTTTGGGTCAGACAAAACGTCGACTACGACCTTTACAATCACCATGCCCTCCAACACGTCCACCACCGCACTCATCAGGAGTTCAAATTGATTGTCACTACGACCAAAGGCGATATGGATACCTCCTTGCTGGAGCATCGTACCGGCACGGTTGACAACGACAATGAAGCAACTACGTGGACAGAGTATTGGCTGAACGGTGAATTGGTTCATCGGTCAGTGCATGTGACGTTGAAAAAGATGCCTCCACTGGGCGGCGAAACCGGTACTTTTTAAGGATTCATCATGGCAAACACCGCTTCAATGTGCACCTCCTTTATGGGGGAACTCCTGACTGCTACACATAATTTTGGTGTGGCCCCTACCCGTGGGACAACCGCTGCGGATACTTTTAAAGCCGCGCTTTACCTTGCGTCGGCAACTATCAACGCCTCCACTACGGTTTACACTGTTACCGGTGAAGTTTCTGGTACGGGCTATTCGGCCGGTGGAGTCACAGTAACTAACGCTACGGCTCCTACAGCGACTAACAGCTCCGCTACAGCTGGGGTAGCGTACTGGACTCCGTCTGCATCAATCACGTACACATCGGTCACTTTGACTACGGCGTTTGATACGGTGCTGATGTACAACTCGACGCAGAGCAATAAGGCTGTGGCTGTTTACACGTTTGGTAGTCAGACTGTTACCGCTGGTACGTTTACGTTGACTATGCCATCTAACACCACGACTACTGCTTTGCTGCGGTTGGCGACAACCTAAAGGTAGGGCATGTCTGGCTGGGGCGTAGGCGGCTGGGGTCTAGGCCCTTGGGGTATTGGCGAAACCGTCCTTGCAGGGGATGAGGCAACCGGTTCCGTAGGCACAGCAAGCGTTAATGTCACAGTCGCCCTTACGGGGGTTTCTGCTGCTGGAGCGGTAGGGACTACAACACCGACACAGAGTTTTGCGTTAGCAGGAGTTGTAGGGTCAGGAGCTGTTGGTACTTTAGAGGCTAGCGGCGCACCAGCCTTGTCAGGTAAGTCAGCCAGCGGGGCGGTTGGAACCGTTTTACCAGAAGGATTTCCTGTACTGGTGGGTGTTGAAGCTATGGGTGCGCTGGGTTCTCCCATCGTCCCATTGCTACCAGATACGGCAATAGGTGAAATTGGTGCAGTTGGGTTTGAGACAACTGTTGCACTTACGGGTAACTCCGCAAGTGGCTCGGTAGGCTCCATGAGCATTGGGCCGAGAAGTTTTGCGCTTACGGGCAATTACGCCCAAGGCGATATTGGTGTTGTGATTGCTGTTTATTGGAAGTTAATTGATGATATGCAGACCGCGAACTGGCAAAATATAAACAACACCCAAATGGCAAATTGGAATACCATATCAAATTGAGGTAACAAATGACTACTGCATACACCTCCCTCTTGGGTCTCGCCCTTCCGGTGACGGGCGAACTGTCGGGTACGTGGGGCGACACGGTTAACAACTCCATCACTTCGTTGTTGGACTCTGCCATCGCTGGCACGACCACACTCAGTTCTGATGCTGACGTAACCCTAACGACCACCACTGGAGCCGCCAACACTTCCCGCGAAGCAATCCTGCTGTGGACGGCGGGCGGTACAGTAACCCGAACCATTACGGCCCCAGCTCAATCCAAGGCTTACATTGTCATCAATGCAAGTTCCAGCACCCAGAGCATCAAGCTAGTGGGTGCGGGCCCCACCACAGGCGTTACAGTCATTAAGGGGGAATACGCAGTTTGTGCTTGGAATGGCACTGACTTTGTTAAGGTTTCATCCAACCAATTTACAGCCCTTACCGGGACCGTTCCTGTAGCCAATGGCGGCACAGGCATTACGTCAGGCACATCCGGTGGCGTTCTTGCATTTACAGCAGCAGGAACGATTGCATCGTCGGCCGCACTCACTTCAAACGCTATTGTTCTTGGCGGTGGAGCTGGGGCTTCTCCCACTGTTTTAGGAAGCTTGGGAACCACCGCTACCGTATTGCACGGCAATGCATCAGGAGCGCCTACGTTTGGGGCGGTTGCTCTTGCCTCGGATGTGTCAGGAACATTGCCAATCGCAAACGGCGGTACTGGAGCGTCCACTCTGGCTGGAGCGAATCTCCCCGTAGTCAACGTAGCAAACACGTTTACAGGTCTACAGACCTTCAGTGGCACTTCTTCAAATGCAAGCCATAAAGCAACGAATATGCTTGAGACTGCAACCGTCTCTGCAACTGCGGCAACAGGCACGATTAACTTTGACAACACAACCCAATCGGTTCTGTACTACACCAGCAACGCATCCGGTAATTGGACGCTGAATTTCCGTGGCTCAAGCGGCACGACACTGAACACCGTGATGTCTACTGGCGAATCTCTGTCTGCCACCTTCCTTGTCACCAACGGCACAACGGCCTACTACAACTCTGCTGTAACGGTTGACGGTGTTTCTGTTACTCCGAAGTGGCAAGGTGGGACTGCACCGACAAGCGGGAATGCAAGCTCCATAGACAGTTACACCTATGTAATTATCAAGACAGGGTCTGCCGCTTTTACCGTGCTGGCCTCGCAGACCAAGTTTGCATAAGGAATAGCTGATGCCACGCCTTTCAAAAATAGGAGCCGCCGCACTTGCTGCCTTTGGCTGGACTTCGGGTTCGTCCGTCACGGCTACCTACCTTGTCGTTGCTGGTGGGGGTGGTGGAAATTCCGATTCACCCGGCGGTGGCGGTGCTGGAGGTTTATTAACTGGCACAGCATCATTAAACCCAACCCTTTCATACACAGTTACCGTTGGTGCTGGCGGTGCTTATACCGCTAATGGTGCAAATTCTGTACTAAGCGGAACAGGCATAACTACGATTACAGCTACGGGCGGAGGTCGTGGCGCGGGTGCTGTAGGTAGTTATGTAGCTGGAAATGGTGGTTCTGGCGGTGGTGGTTCTGGCGGGGCTAGTGGCGCTTCTGGCACAGGAGTTTCTGGTCAAGGTTTTGCTGGCGGTACTGGTAATTTTTCTAGTCCCTATACGGGCGGTGGTGGTGGTGGTGCTAGTGCTGTTGGTGCTAATGCAGGTGCAAATGGTGGAAATGGCGGTGCTGGTACTGCAAGCAGCATAACTGGAAGTAGCGTCACCTATGCAGGAGGCGGTGGCGGCAACGGAGGATTAGGAAGCGGTGGCTCTGGTGGTAGCGGAGGCGGTGGAACTGGAGGAAATATAGCAACCCCAAGTAATGCTACAAACGGAACTGCAAATTTGGGTGGCGGTTCAGGAGGCGGTACTGGCACTATTCAAACTTCTGGCGGCTCCGGTGTCGTAATCATTTCCTACGTTGGCGCACAGCAATTCGGTGGCGGTGTCGTCACATCCTCTGGTGGCAACACCATCCACACGTTCACCACATCGGGAACCCTGTCGCCTTTGTCTTCGTTGACAGCGCAGTACCTGATTGTTGCGGGCGGCGGTGGCGGGGGATTGGGAACAAACGGAGTGGCAAACTCTGGTGGTGGAGGTGCTGGTGGCTTGCTGACAAGCACTGGACTCACGATTGACACCAACTCCAACTACGTTGTAACGGTTGGCGCGGGTGGCGCTCAAGCAACCGCCTTAAACGTAAACGGAAACAATTCCAGCTTTAGCGCAGTTGCTACTGCTGCGGTTGGCGGCGGTGGCGGTAGTTATGGCAACGCCGTTGGCTCTGCTGGTGGTTCGGGCGGCGGTGGCGCGGGGACAAGCGCAGGAACTTTTGCTGGTGGTGCTGGCACATCTGGACAAGGTAACGCTGGTGGCACTGGGCCAAGCGCAGCGGCAAGTTACGGCTCTGGTGGCGGTGGCGGGGCGGGTGCTGCTGGTTCAAACGGCGCTGGGTCTGTTGGCGGCGCAGGCGGCGCGGGTACGGCTTCATCCATCTCTGGCGCGTCAGTAACCTACGCTGGCGGTGGTGGTGGCGGTATTGGTGGCGGCACTGGAGGCACAGGTGGTGCTGGGGGTGGAGGTGCAGGCGGCGCTGCTGCTGCTGGCACTGCGGCTACGGCAAATACGGGTGGCGGGGGAGGTGGTGGTTCGGGCGCTGGTGGAACTGCTGGCGGTGCAGGCGGCTCAGGCATCGTCATCATCTCTTACTCCGGCTCTACCCAGCAAATGGCTGGTGGCACGGTGACCATCTCTGGCGGCAATGTCATCCACACATTCACCTCCAGCGGCTACCTCACGCCCATCAAGTACGCAAGCCGTTCACTGCGGTTCCGTGCAAGCAACAATGCCTATCTAACTCGCACTCCTACAGTTGCTGGCAATCGTAAAACATGGACATGGAGTGGTTGGGTTAAGCGCGGAAGTCTTGCTACTGGCGCGGCGCAATACTTTTTTACTGCAAAAACGTCGGCCCCTTGGGGAGGTTTGATTTGGGATAGTTCCAATCAAATTCAAATTTCATTTACATCTGGAACTTCTGGTGGTACTTACACTACCGCGCTGTATCGTGACCCATCTGCTTGGTATCACGTTGTTGTCGCAATCGATACCACACAAGCAACAGCCGCTGATAGGGTAAAGCTGTATATCAATGGCGTACAGGTAACGTCATTTTCAAGTACAAACTATCCATCACAAAATTACGATACACAATTTAACAGCACCATTACGCACTATCTTGGATGCGATTACCCATCAACTGAAAATTTTGATGGCTACATGGCAGAGGTCAACTTTGTTGACGGCACAGCCCTGACCCCATCCAGCTTTGGCACGTTCAACAGCTACGGCGTATGGCAACCCATCACCTACGGCGGCTCGTATGGCACGAACGGGTTCTACCTGACCTTTGGTGACAACACATCGACCACCACGCTGGGCTACGACACCAGCCCGCAGGGCAACAACTGGACGACGAACAACATCAGCGTGACCGCTGGCACGACCTACGACTCCATGCTGGATGTGCCTACGCTGACAAGCGCGACAGTGGCAAACTACTGCACATTCAACCCGCTGGACTACAACAGCGACCCAACCATATCAAATGGTAACTTGCAAATTGCCACCACTGGCACTGGAAACCCCGGAGCAGTAAAAGGAACGCTTGGGGTATCCACAGGAAAATGGTATTGGGAAATAACACAAACCGCTGGCGCTGCTAGGGGAAATGTTGGAATAATTTTGGCGTCAACTCAGATGACGCAATTTCCCGGCAACTATTCCACGGCGTACATATACAACGGCATTGCTGGCAACAAATACAACAACGGCACTGCTACTGCATACGGCGCAAGCTACACAGTTGGAGATGTGATTGGTGTTGCGCTGGACATGGACGCTGGCACGATAGTTTTCTACAAGAACAACAGCAGCCAAGGCACGGCGTTTACTGGTTTGAGTGGCATTTTTACGCCAGTAGTAAGCGACACGGGCGGCGGTTCGGGCGGGTTTGCTGTGACGTTGGCGGCTAACTTCGGGCAGCAGCCATTCACCTACACCGCACCAAGCGGCTTTGTTGCGCTGAACACCTACAACCTGACCACGCCTACGATACCCAACGGCGCGGTGTACATGGCGGCTACGACCTATACGGGTAATGGAACAAGCCAATCAATCAGCAATGCTGTCAATGGAACCTCATTCCAGCCTGACTTTGTTTGGTACAAAGACAGAAGCGTTGCCCGTGACCACGGTTTGTTTGACGTTACTCGTGGCGCATTGGATTTGCTTTCATCGAATACAGCTGGGGCGGCAAGTTCTGTGGCTGGCACTTTGACTTCTTTCAATTCAAATGGATACTCGATTGGAAGCACATCAAATGCAAATGGCAGTGGCGAAACATATGTCGGCTGGCAATGGAAAGCCAACGGCACAGGCGTAACCAACACCAGCGGCTCTATCACCAGCACGGTGAGCGCAAACACTACGGCTGGGTTCAGCGTGGTGACCTACACGGGTTCAGGCGCAAACGCTACTGTAGGGCATGGGCTGGGTGTCGTGCCAAGCATGATGATATTTAAGAATAGGACTAGCGTTTACAACTGGGCTGTATATCATGCAAGCCTTGCAAACGCTTCTACTACATTGGAGTTGAATAATACTGATGCCGCAACAGGGGGAAATGCCACTACATTTAATTCAACTGCCCCAACTAGTTCCGTTTTTTCACTTGGGACAAACGACAGGGTTAATCGGGGTACTAACACATTTGTCGCCTACGTCTTTGCCGCAGTAGCAGGGTACAGCGCATTTGGCAGCTACACGGGCAATGGCTCTACGGATGGGCCGTTTGTGTTCCTTGGGTTTAGACCAAGATGGGTTATGTTTAAGCGTACAGATTCAACAGATGATTGGATTGTGTTTGATACATCAAGAAACACATACGATGTAATGAATTCAACATTGTTTCCAAATGGAAATTACACCGAAACAACGGATTCAAACCGCATGATTGATTCTTTGTCTAATGGATTCAAAGTTCGTTCAAGCCCTGTCTACATCAATGCGAGTGGTGGGACGTACATCTATATGGCCTTCGCCGAGAACCCATTCAAGTACAGTAACGCTCGTTAAGGAGAACACATGAGCCATTTTGCAAAAGTAGAGAACGGCATCGTCACTCAGGTGATTGTTGCCGAGCAGGACTTCATCGACACCGGTGCGCTGGGCCACGGCTGGGTGCAGACCAGCTACAACACGCACGGCAATCAGCACCCTGAAGGTCGCCCACTGCGCGGCAACTACGCTGGGATTGGGTACACCTTTGACAGCGTGAACGATGTGTTTGTCGCGCCGCAGCCCTTTGACAACTGGGTCTTGGATACAGGCACATGGCTGTGGAAGCCGCCTGTGGATATGCCTGTGGATGCGTATTTCTACACATGGAACCAAGAGCAAGGCGTGTGGGTGCAAGGCGACCTACGCCCCATCCCTGAGCCCGTAGTAGAGCCTGTGGTTGAAGCTGTTGTGGAGACCCCGGTAGAGCCAGTCGTTGAACCCGTAGTCGAGACCCCACAGGTGTAGTGTGATTGACCCATTTACAGCTTTTGCCCTTGCTCAAGGTGCGGTAGCCGGTATAAAAAAGCAGTCGCTCTTGGTAAGGATATCCACAGCCTATATAAAGAATTCAGCAGTTTTTACCAAGCAGCGGACACGGTTCACCTAGCAAGCAGTAAAGCGCGGATTGCTAGTATAGGTAAGACGAATGCACAAATTAGTTCTGAAGCACTCCAAATTGCACTGGCATCCAAGGCGCTTCGGGAGCACGAAAAGGAATTGAAGGACATACTCTTCTACAGCGGCAACGCCCCGGTATGGGAGGAGATGATGGCAGAGCGGACAAGGCTGATTAAAGAGCGCAACACGCTGGAAAGAGAAGAAGCGGAGCGCAAACAGAAGGACAAGGAAATGAAGGTGGCAATCATTATGAACACGCTCTGGATTACCGGTGCTTCCGCTATCATCGTTCCATTGGTCAGTGTTGCATTTCACGTTATCACAAATAGGGGCTTCTAATGATTCCAATCATCGGTGCATTGCTGGGAACACTGGCTGAAAACGGTTTGGGGCTGCTGTCCTCTGCTATTCAGGCCAAAGGCAAGGAAGTTGTAGAGAACACGCTCGGCATCAAAATACCCGACAGCCCCACTCCTGCCGACGTTGAAAAGTTGCGGCAGCTTCAGTATGAGCATGAAGAGCGCCTGATTGAGTTGGGCATCGAGAAAGCCAAACTGGAAATGGCTGAACTCGAACTGCTTGCAAAGGCTGCACAAGCCGATGCCGACAACATCACAGACCGTTGGCAGGCAGACATGACATCCGACTCTTGGCTGTCAAAGAACATTCGTCCCATGAGCTTGATTGCTATCTTCGTTATGTACTCCGTGTTTGCCATGATGAGCGCGTATGGCTACAACGCCAATGAATCCTATGTAACCCTGCTGGGGAATTGGGGCATGCTCATCATGGGTGCGTACTTCGGCGGACGTACCATTGAGAAGCTGGCAGACATGAGAAGCAAAAAATGAAAGCCAAGCTGACGTTTTTCGTGACCCTAATGGTCAGCTTTACGCTGTGCGTTGTCATCATAGGAATGGTCGCGGTACTTATGGCGGGTCTGTTTGACCCAATCGTGGACAACGGCGAAATCTTCAAGCTCATCAGCCCTGCTTTCCAGACTATTGTTGGCGGCTTTATCGGACTGCTGGCTGGCGTGAAACTGTCCCACGGCGAGAAAGAAGAGGAACCAAAATGAGCATCTTCATTCCCGTCCTTTACATCTGCATGAACGCACACTGCGAGTTCCTGCAACAGCTTACCCACTACACTGACAGGCAGCAATGCATGACAGCCGTGCGGTCAAAGAAGCAGGACTATATTGATATGGGTGCGACGGTAGACGCAACGTGCATTGACCTAGTTGTTCAAAAAAGGGGTAATCATGAGTCTTAGTACCGAACAAGCAGCGTTTTTGCTGGACTTCTGCAAGCTGGTGCAGTACGCCACAGACCAAGGTTTTATGGTTACCGGCGGGGAACTTGCCCGTACACCGGAGCAGCAAGCTATCTACTTCAAGACAGGCCGCAGCAAGACCATGAACTCCATCCACCTCAAGCGTTGCGCTGCCGACCTTAACTTCTTCCGTGATGGCAAAATCATTTGGGACAAGGGGATTCTGGCTCCGCTTGGCGCGTACTGGGAAACCTTGCACCCCAAGAACCGTTGGGGCGGTAACTTCCGCTCCTTGGTAGACTGCCCGCACTTTGAACGGAACGTGTAACCGCCGCCATGCCCATAAAAAAAATTGTCCTCAAGCCGGGTGTAAACCGTGAGAACACGAGGTACACCAACGAGAACGGCTGGTACGAGTCCGACAAGGTTCGGTTCCGCCAAGGCACACCTGAAAAAATTGGTGGGTGGCAACGTATTTCGGCCAGCACGTTTGTGGGCGTTTGTAGGTCGTTGTGGAATTGGATAACGCTGGGTTCTTTGAACTTGCTGGGGGTCGGTACTAACCTCAAGTTTTACATCGAGCGCGGCGGTGCTTACTATGACATCACCCCCATCCGTACCACAACTACACTAACTAATCCGTTCACCACAGCTACGTCTACCAACACAGGCACAACCACTACGGTCTTGGTCACTGATGCCAACGGCGGGTTCATCAACAACGATTACGTTACCTTCAATGTAGGCGGCGCGGCCTCGGTCACGTTTAACGGCATCACCATCACCACTAATACTGAGTACCAGATTACGTATGTAAGTTCAACGACCTACAACATCACGGTAACCGGCACAGCATCGGCAAGTTCTGCTGGCGGCGGAACCATCTATGCTGTCTACCAAATTAACACCGGCCCGTCTTATGCGGCTCCTTTGGTTGGATGGGGTTCAAGTACTTGGGGCTCTGGCGCTTGGGGTATTGGTACTGCGTCTACGGACGCTTTGCGCATTTGGAACCAAGTTAACTGGGGTGAAGACCTTGTGTACGGCCCCCGTGGTGGGCCTTTGTATTACTGGGACGCAGCTAAGAATGTGAACGGCTCCATAGCAACGCTGACCATTGCAACACCTTGCGTAGTCACGGCCAACATTAACCTCGCCGATGCAACGCCGGTCACCTTTTCAACCTCTGGCTGGCTTCCAACAGGGATACTTCCGGGGGTCACGTACTACACAAAGTACATCACTGCCACCACATTTAATTTAGCAGCTACAGCGGGCGGTGCTTCTATTAACACAAGTGGCACACAATCTGGCAATCAGACCCTCAACTCTAATGGAGTGCTGTTGTCTTCTCTAAGCGGCGCGGATGGGTATACCCCGTTATTCCAAAACTATTTTACCGTATCGGACGCCAGCCGATTTTTGATTGTGTTTGGCACGAACGATTACACCAGCACTACGCTTGACCCCATGCTTATCCGGTGGTCTGATCAGGAATCGCTGACTGTTTGGTATCCAGCCGCAACCAATCAGGCTGGTAGTGTTCGCCTATCTCACGGTTCCAAAATTGTCACTTCGCTGCAAAGCCGTCAGGAGATTCTGGTCTTCACTGACCAAGCCCTTTATTCGCTTCAGTACCTTGGCCCTCCGTATGTGTGGGGCACACAACTGCTTGTAGATAACGTGTCAATCGCTGGCCCCAATGCGGCTGCGCTTGCTTCGGGTGTTACCTATTGGATGGGCATAGACAAGTTTTACAAATACGACGGGCGCGTTCAAACCTTGCGTTGCGACGTACGCCAGTACATCTACAGTGATATCAACCCGCTCCAGTACGACCAGATATTTGCCGGGACGAACGAGGGCTTCAATGAGGTCTGGTGGTTCTATTGTTCGCAAAATAGTGTAGACAGCAGAATTGACCGGTACGTAATTTACAACTACGCAGAAGACATATGGCAATACGGCACTATGGCTCGCACTGCTTGGTTAGATACTGGCTTGCGCAACTTCCCGATTGCTGCTACCTACAGCTACAACATTGTGAACCATGAAGATGGAGTAGATAACAATGAGACTGGTACAACACTTCCCATAGCTGCGTCCATCACTTCCGCGCAATTTGACTTGGACGACGGTAATAATTTTGCGTTTGTCTGGAGAATACTTCCGGACTTGACCTTCCGCGGTTCTACAAGCGGAACCACCCCAAGTCTGTACATGCAATTGCTGCCGTTGCAAAATTCTGGTTCTGGCTACAACAACCCTAAATCTGTGGGGGGTACAGATTCAACGGCTACGCAGGCTGTAACAGCAACCCAAACTTACCCAATTGACCTTGACACGTACACTGGACAGATAAATATCCGCGTGCGTGGCAGGCAAATGTCCATCCGGATTTACTCCGATACCGTCGGCATACAGTGGCAACTTGGGTCTCCTAGACTTGATATTAGGCAAGATGGAAGAAGATGACTTACGTTATTACATCTAGTACCGAACTCAATAGGACAGTTGCTCCGCGTTTGCCTGCGGCAACGGTGCAGTACGATATTAATTACATCAACCAACTCAACAATGTCTTACGGTTGTACTTCAACCAAATAGATAACATACTAGGGCAGTTGAGTTCAAGTTCCGGGTACATCCCCGCGCCAACCATTTACACAGTAGCTACCCTCCCTAGCGCGGCTATTGCCGGGGTTGGGGCGCGGGCTTTTGTGTCTGATGCGACGGCTACTACGTTTGCTTCCACGGCTGCTGGTACTGGGGCTAACAAAGTCCCTGTCTATTCGGATGGAACCAACTGGAAAATAGGGTGAGCATGGCCATCGTAGCTAAAGTCCCCTTCGCGCAAGTTCACCAGACATGGCCGCTGGTGGAGAAGTATTTTGCCGCCGTCGAGCCACATACCAAAGGCGAGTACACGCTTGACCAAATCAAGATGAAGCTGGGCTTGGGTGACTGGTGGCTGCTCACCGTGACTGAGGGTGAGACCATCATCGGTGCGCTGGCAATGGTCTACCAGAACCGCGCCAATGACCGCGTGGCGTTCATCACCTGCTTGGCGGGTGAGGGGATGACCACTGATGACAATTGGGCACAACTGCAAGACATCTGCAAAAAGGACGGCGCTACCATGATTGAAGCGGCTATGCGTCCGTCCACCTTCCGACTCTGGTCACGGCTTGGGTTCCAAGAGAAGTACCTTATCGCGGAGGTCAAACTGTGAACATTCTTGAGCAAAAACGCAAGCTGCTAGGCCACTGCTACATGGGTGGTGGTGGGGGCGGCAGCGGCGGTGGAGGCAGCAACCCCGGGGACACTGGCAGGGGTGGCGGTGGCGCTCATGTTGGTGAAGGCAGCGGTGCTGCGCCAAGCGATGGTAGTGCGCCTCCTAGTGGTGGAGGCGGTCAAGCTCCAGCGGAATCTGCGCCCGCACCAGTGGCGGCTGCACCCGATGCTCCAGCCGCGCCATCTGAGGCTGACAAAACTGCCGCAGACAATATTGCTCGTGAGCGGGCAACTACGGTGGCCGCAGCGGCAGAAGCACAAAGAGCAGCAGAAGCACAGCAGGCCGCAGCCGCAAGCCTGATGGGCGGTGCGGGAGAAAACCAAAGCCTTTCTCCTTTTTCAGACGTTAGCTTGTCATCCAAGCAAGAGGCCAATTTAGCTAAAACAGAGCAAGTCAATGCCCTGCGGCAGCAAGCCAATGAAAAATTGGCCTCGTATTATGGGAAAGATGCAAACAAATACGCCACCACGGCAGACAAAGACCCAAATGCTGTAGTCAATGTCTATAAAGATTTGATGGGGCCGCTCACCAAGCAGACCATGATGCTCGGCGGCGGAAAAAACAACCCAGAAGGCAGAGAAGTCAGCGTTGATGTTCCGCAAAACACTTTTGTTGATGCCTTTGGGCGGTCACCAACTTACGCTGAATCCAAGGCACTTCAAGCGGCTGGGCTTGGAAACATAACAGGCGTCAATGCAAAAAACTTGACCAACATGAATGCGTCCGTGGAGGGCGTAGAGGGTCTCACTTACAACGACCCCGGTCAAACCGCTGACAGCATTGTTGCGACTACAGATTTTGTGAACTTTGTGGAGCCGTTGGCACGAGCGGCTGCGTTTTTTATCCCCGGCATGAGTTTGGCATTGACCCTGAACGACATGTACACCGGAAAAATCACGGCAGGGGAGGTTGCATCTAGCGTCTTGCTCAGTATGCTTGCCAAGAATTTAAAAATTCCCGTTGGCATAGTTACAAATGCCCTCAACGGCAATCCGGGCAACATGTTGTCTTCGGCGCTGGTTGGCCAAATCAATTCCTACGCAGCAAAAGAACTTGGCACCAACCCAATTTTCACCGGAATTTTGGGTAAAGAATCTGGCCTTTATGGGGAAATTGGTAAGTCCACCAGCGGCCTGAATCAGAACTGGGGCACCACAAAAGCAATCTCCAATGCTTTCAACGAGGGCTTGAGGAACTTGGGCATCACGGCGGGCGCAGGTGCCCCCAACAGCGCTACTGGCGAGACAGTAAACACTGGTGTCAGTACGCAGGACACGCTATCAAATTACCTTGATAGCGCCAGCAAAAGCTCATCCAATGCGCCAACAGCGCCTGCTCCACCATCAACAACGCCTTCCATTACAGCGCCAACAACGCCAACAATAGCGCCCGGAGCAAGCACAACAGGTACGGGTGCAAGTACCATAAGCACGCAGGGAAACTTGTTCAACCCCTTGGGTTTGACCGCGCCTCAAACCCAGCAAATGACCAACGCATTTCCGCAGCTGGCCAACGTGTTTTACTACGGCAAAGACACTGGCTCTAAGAAGCAGAAACTTGATGAGAACAACCAGCTAGTCTTCGAAAACCAAGACCAAGGACTTGCCTCGGGAGGCCGTATCGCGGACAATAAAGACGATGCTATTGATGCGTATATAAGACACATAGTTGAGCAAAGCGGGGGCCCAATGTCCCACCGAGAATTACTTGCAATAGTGAAAGGACTTTGATATGGCCTACGTCCAAGACGACAACGGATATTGGTACGACGACACGTTTCAAGATGTTGTAGAACCCACAGACCCATGGATAACCTACGGGTCTAGCGCAACAGACCTTGTAAATCCAGATAGTAGTTTTGCTGACCTTTACAATTTAACTCCTGAAGCGGGGGACTCCATCACATGGACAGAAGCGGACAAGCAAGCTGCAATAAAAGCCGCGCAGGGTATGTCCAATGCCAATACCGCTACAAGCGGGGGCCCCGGAACAACTACGGACTATATTGGCGCGTTGGTGGCGGCTGTTAAATCTGGCGCTCTTACGTCTGAAGCCCTTAAAAGTCTTTCTGGCCCGGTCCAATCGGCTGTTACTAAGGCGCTTACTGCGGCCCCTGCCGCTGCTCCAAGTTTTCTTGACAGCATAGGTAATTTTCTAAAAACCTCTACGGGTCAAGCAGTCGGGATTGGCGGCATAGCGGCGCTTCTTCAAGCTATGGGTAACAAGGGTACAGGCGAGATTTACAAGGGCTACCAAGGCAGTATCCCCAACTACTCCGCTACCCGGACTATGAACGCCATCCCTACCACAACGACGGACGCTTCTGGGAACACCGTTGCCCGTCGCCCCGGCCAAGGCGGGATAACTTACTTCAGCCCCATGCGGTACACCGCAGCGGGTTCCGCTACATCTGACACTGCGCCTAGCCCAGCAGCGGGCATAGCGGCTCTTCCCACATCCCCCGCATCCAGCGCACCGGCAGCAGGTATAGCAGCTTCATCTCCCGCACCGGACGCGTACTCTAGGCCAACCCTTGAGTTTTCCACGCCAAATGTAGTTCCATACGAGCCCATAACTAAACCCGCAAGTACAGCAACTGTTTCCGCGTCTGATGCTCCAGCAAGCGCACCGGGCGCGTACTCTAGGCCAACCCTTGAGTTTTCTACGCCAAACATAGTGTATATGCCCCCTATAGCCAGAGCCGCAGGCGGGCTTAGCTCCCTCGGCGGTTACTCGGATGGCGGGCGGCTCTTGCGCGGCCCCGGCGATGGCATATCGGACTCAATTCCTGCGACAATCGGCAAGAAGCAGCCAGCTAGGCTTGCGGACGGTGAGTTTGTGGTGCCAGCACGCATTGTTTCCGAGATTGGAAACGGCTCAACCGAAGCCGGTGCCCGTAAGCTATACGCTATGATGGACCGCGTACAAAAAGCTAGGGGCAAGACTCTTAAAAACGTAGCCGCTAATTCCAAAGCGGACAAGTATTTACCCGCGTAGGAGCATATATGGCCGGAGCAAGTGTTACATCGGGTACTTCTACCCTCCCTACCCCCACTGCGGGGGGCACAAATTCATCCACGTTGTCCGAATGGGCGGGCCCGTATGTAACAAACATGCTTGGCAAATCCCAAGCATCTGCGGCTGAACCCTACCAAACATACCAAGGCCCGCTCACTGCTGGGCCTTCAGAGCTTCAGAACAAAGTGTTCCAAGGGCTGGGTAACCTAGCCTTTCCGGGCAACCTCGGCGCGTCTTTTAGTTCTACAGGCTCGTACCAAGTACCGCAGTACAACGCTGCTGGGGCTACACCGGGCGGGGTTACGTCGGGCAGTGGGACAAACGTAGCATCCAGCTACATGAACCCGTACTTGCAAAACGTGTTGACCCCGCAGCTTGATGAGTTGCGTCGGCAGTACGACATTTCGGGTAACAAGTTGAACTCCCAAGCTGCGGCTCAAGGTGCGTTTGGTGGTAGCCGCAACGCGCTACAGAGTTCTGAGAACGAGCGCAACATGATGCAGGAGATGAACAAGACGATTGGCACCGGGTACGCAAATGCGTACGATAAGGCCATGAATCAGTTCAATGTTGAGCAGGGTCAATCCAAGACCCTAGCCGATATGATTGCTCAGCAAGGCGGCACTCAGCAAGGACTTGAGCAGCAAGGTGTGACCGCGGACTACAACGAGTTTGTAAACCAGCGCGACTACCCACAGACTCAGCTTAAATTCTTGCAGTCTATGTTGCAGGGCTTACCTATCTCCACGGTGTACAACACACCGGTTGCACAAACATCGGGCCAGCAAGCAGTTGGTAACGTAACCGACGCAACGGCGTTGCTGAAGACCCTTGGGGTTATCCCTAATACACCAGCGCCGGTCTAAGGTAAGGATAAGAAATGACCCCGAATCTGAACGAAGCGACATCGCTGGTTAACTCCATTCCGCTGGTGAAGGAAAGCATTCCGGTGCTTATGAAGTTGGCCAACGGGTCCAACCCCAACATCCCCAGCTACATGGCGCTAGGCCGCTTGCAGCAAATAAAGGCAATGGTTGAGCACTCGCAACAACCGCAGATGCCCCAAGGCACGGTCAAGCAAAACCTTGAACGCTCCGTTGCAAACATGGGCATGATGAACGGTCGCCAGCAGCAGATGCAACAGAACATGATGCAGCAAGGCATTACTGCGCCCGGCCCGGCCCCCGAAGGCGTTCCTCAGCCCGCACCTATGCCGCAGCCAGAACAGATGCCGCAGATGCCCCAAGAAGTCATGGCTGCACATGGCGGCATCTTGCATGCGCAAACTGACCCGGACATGTTCAACTTTGCCCCCGGTGGCATCGTGGCGTTTGCAAAAGAGGGCGAAGTTAAAGACAAGGACAAGCTTAAAGAACGTCAACCTGACGAGTCTTTTGAGCAATTTAGGCAGCGGCAAATTAGAGCGCAAGCCGACGCCCAACTACAAAAAGATTTAGCGTTACAGGACCAAACTGAACAAGAGCGTCTTGCAGAGCTAGCTAAACGTAAAGAAGCGGGGCAAATACCTAAAAGTGTTTACACAACCCCGCAAGATGTTGGTTCTGCACGTAAGAAGACTTTATCGCAAGAAGAGATGCGGGCAGCGGCAGCAAATACAGCAAACAGCAGTGGCATCTCTACTCTGTTGCAAGGAGGCCGCGAACCTATTGGTATAGCTAGTGCGTCACCGGCTGCGCCTGCCCCACCTCCACCGCCTGCGCCTCGGCCTGCTGCCGCACCTCGGCCTCCTGCCGCCGCGCCTGCCGCTCCTGCCGCTTCTGCGGCTGCTCCCGCCGCTGCCGCAACAACTGGCCAAGGTCTTGGTTCGTTGAATAGTGTTGACCGGGTTAAACAACTTCTGGGGCAACTTACTCCTAGCAACAAGTACATAGAGGGGATTGACACCGCGCAAGCAGCGGCGCAACCCGCCGCGTATGACCAACAAAAAGCTATTGCCGATCAGCTGGCGTTGAATGAGGCTCTCGGTATTGGTACATACGGAAAAAACCGTCGAGAGCAGATGGAAAAACGGGCTAAAGAATTTGAAGCCAACAGGATGTCTAAGTTAGACCAGCTAATTTCGTTGGGCACAGCTTTCTCACGCCCGGGCGCTAGGGCCGGAGATGTGGGTCAGCGTAGCGTTGAGCTAAACGAAGCCGAACGTGATGCACGGGAAAAGTTTCAGACTGCTCAGGATGCGTTGATGGCCACTGTTGAGCTAGCAGACGAAGCTATTCGCACTGGTAATGCCTCCGAAATTCTCAAGACCAAAGCGGCTAAAGACAAGGCTTTGCAGGAGTGGAAAGCCGCAGGCGTTGAGGCCAAGAAAATTCAAGCCCAAGCCGAAGGTTTGCGCCAACAAACAGGAACTCAAGCTGCTACTTCTGTACTTGGCGACGAGATGCGCTTGCAAGCAGAACGTGAAAGAACTGCTTCCGCTGAAAAAGTTGCAGCCGCAAACAACGTCAGCGCGCAAAAAGTTGCCGAAATATATGCAGCAGCTACTAGGGCGGGGGCTAATAGGCCGTCTGAGCAGGAACGGTTTGCCAATGAGTACTTTGCAAAGGTTAAGGCAGAAGGACAAGCTGCTGCGGATGCATGGCTGGCGCAGCAAGAGAAAATTCGTTCGGTTAGCGGTGGGGTCAAGTATGGTGGGCAAGACAAAGAAGTCGAGCGCGAGATAAAAGTCCAAGCTGAAATACGGGCACAGACCGAAGGATTGGCGCAACGTCTAGCGGGTACAAAAGACCCGGCCAAACGAGCCGCAATCCAAACCCAAATTAATGACATAGAGAAAAAAGTAAGAGCGGACGTAGCAAGAGCAGCGGGCGACGCTCCTCCACCCAATGCAGTAAAACTCGTAAAACCATAACCAATGCCTACATACGAAGTTAAAGTCGGGTCGTCCACCTATCAAGTAGACGCCCCAGACGAGAACACGGCGTGGAAGTGGGCTAACTACACCCACAACCAATCTGCTACGCAAGCAGCACCAGTAGCACCAGCACCTACTGAATCTGGCGGGTTCTTCGGGTCGTTTGGCTCTGCCCTCAAAGAGCGGGCGACGACTGCTCTACCCACAGCAAAAATATTCACCGGGCTTGGTGACCAGAAGGCTGCGGTAGATGAGCTGGCCAGACACAAAGAAGAAGCTAACAACGCCTACAAGAACACCGAGTTTGGTGAGATTGGTGATGCATTCAGGCAGGGCAACTTCACCCAAGCTCTTGGCAAAACGGTCGACAAGTTCAAAGAAGTAGCGGGCTCCTCTCTCGGGTCTATGGCCCCGGCGATGGTTGCGGGTGCAGGCACTGCCGCAGCCGTAGCGGCAGCACCTGTTGCTATTCCTGCCGCTGCTGCGGGCACGGCGGCTTTTGGCCTCATATCCTTGGGCTCGTACCTCTCGGATAACATCTCCCGCCAAAAGGAAGAGCAAGCAGCTGCGGGTAAACCCTATGAGGACATCAACCGGCTAAAAGGTGTGACTGCCGCTGCGGGCTCAACCGCCTTGGACATTTTTGGGTTCAAACTGTTCAAACCCTTGGGCCGGTTAGTGGGTCTTGAGGGTAAGGCTGTTGCTGAAAAAGCGGCAATGGAAATCGTTGCCAAGGCCACGCAGCCCAGAGCCTACGCTCGTGCGGTTGCCCGGGGCACTGCGGAAGGTATTGCGTTTGAGATTCCGCAAGAAGTATCCCAGCAAGTGCTGGAGCGGTGGCAAGCGGGCCTCGCGCTTGACCCGTTCACTGACCCCAACGCGGCAAAAGAATATTTGGAAGCTGCGGGCGGTGCGCTCTTGTTGGGCGGACCGATGGGCGCATATAGTAAGCTGCGGGACACCGCCGCTGCACGCGGCACTCCCGAAGGCCAAGCCCTTTTGCGCAAAGACGTCACCGGGGCCAGTAGAGATGTAGAAAGGGAACCAGATGTTACAGAACCTGTCAGTACCCCAGATAGAGCAGGCACTACAGTGGCTGGACAGCCCGACACTGGAGCCCCCGCCGCAGGAACTGCGGGAACTCAGCGAACTGGAGTGGATGTTTCTGGACAGAATGCTCCGGGGACTACAGGTGGAGAAGCTGGCCAACCCGGTGCACTAGCTAGCACTACCCCGCCACCGCCACCGCCACCACCAACTCCGTCGTTAACCGACGAGGAAGTACAGGCAGCTTCTGCGGATGCCAAAGAAGCCTACGACGATGTGCGAGAGCACATAAATGCCCTGCTTAGACAGCCTTCTCGCAACGCCGTCCAAGACAACATGTTGGGTCGTTTACGCGGCGAGTTAGTGGATATTGACTATCAACGATATCTGAAAGATACGATTGATGGCGAACCATTGTCTGATGTAGTTGACGGAATTACCATCAAGCTAGCATCCAACAAAAAAGCCCCTCGTGCTATGCAAGGGGAGATGTTCAGTACCAACGAACAAATTGGCCGGGCAATCACAGGAGCTATGGCTCTAGCGGGCCAAGACCCCGTGAAAGCTGCGCAAGAGCTAAAGAACCGCAAGCAACGCGTCATGGACTACGAGCATAGCGACGCAGAGGTTATGCGTCTGGGTCGTAGCGCTGACATGAACGCCGCGCAAGCCATGGCCAACAGAGACGCTTTGGTCGCGGAAGCTAAAAAGCGGACACTTGAAACCATTGACCAAGCTATTGCTGGGCTGCCTAGTGTTGGCCAGCCTCGTGCAATGCAAGGCAACTTGTTCAACCGGAAAGAACTTGCCCAGAAAGACAAGTACTCAACCGATGTCACAAATCTTAGCGGTGAAGAACGCGCCAAGATTTTGACCAACTCGTTGCAAGAAACTGAGGCAAAGTTAAAAGCTTCGCAAGAACAACTTGCGGAATTGCAAAAAATTAACGCCGCCGCTGTAGCTGGAAGAGGGGCTACAGTTACGGTTGAAAAATTGACCGCTGCCCAAGAGCAAGTAGATAGTTACAGTCGACAGCGCGCTGCGCTTCAAAATGACCTAGAAAAACTAAACGCGCAACTAGCATTGCCCGCTGACCAGAGAACCGATACGAACGCTGGTTGGCTTCGGGGTGAACCAGAAAAACCAAAACTACCTCGAAAACCCAGAGAGTCGATGGCCGACGCTCCCGTGCAAGAAAGTTTGTTTGGGGGTGAAAAACAAAAGACCTCAACGGGTAAGACAAAAGAATCAACAGACCTAGAAAAAACTCTGATGGGCCTGTTGCTTGGTGAAGACCCACGACAAGATTTTGGTGCCGAGGAAGTGGGCGCTAAACCCGAAACAAAAGGCACAGGCCAAAAGCCGGTGTCCCAGAAGGAAACTGAAACAGCTCCGTTAATAAGCACAGAGCACATCAACGCTACTAACGAAGGTAAGCTGATAAACAGGTTCTTCGATGCGCTTGTGCCTTCTACTGATTCACCCGGAGAAGTCGATAAGCACACAGCGCTAAAGGGTGCTGTACGTAAAGACGTACTTAATTACGATATTGCAAAACCCGGCGAGACCAAAAGCCTTGGGCTACGTGAAGTACTGGACTACATTGGTAGCTTAGTGGGCGGGCGTGACAAACTAAACGCCATGATAGAGCAGCTGGAGCAGAACAAGTCTCCGTCTGTTCAGCAGGCCATATTTAACCGGTTTGGCCTGCCCAACCTGACAAGCCGCAGAGGCTTGGAAGGCTTTGCCAGCCGTGTAGGTAAGGAGCTTGATGAGCTGCCCATCATGCGCAAGCAGACCGGGGACGAGCGAACCGGCGTCCAAATTTCTACGAAGAACATGCCCGCTCCTGCAACGGGTAAGTTTATTGGGGTTATCCCCTACGAGAGTGAAATAGAAGCAACCCCTATTAAGGCCAAAGAGCGTGGCGTTAATTCAGAAGGCAAACCCCGCCGTCCTAGTCTGGACGATCAAGAGAAAAAACGGTTTGTGGTGCAAGACACTAAGTTGCGTACTGCGTGGCGTGCTATCAAGCAACTGATTGCCGCTCGTGGAGCACCGTCAGCTGAGCAGCTAGCGGCTAAGAACTACATGGAGAACCCCGGACGGGAGACGTTTGGGGATGCACTCAATGACTTGGCCTATGACATTGCTACTAACGAGGCTGCTAACAGCACTTTCTACGGTGAAGGTGGTAAGTACGCGGTGGCGTTTCAAAAGTGGATTAACGACAACCTAGACCAAAGCACAGTTGATACCCTCAATGACCTCATTGCGGTCCACAAGCTAAATGTTGCTGAGACCGAAAAGTACAACGCCGCAATAAGCAAATACAACGACGCTTTGGATGGTTTTGCGGAGAAGAAACGCGCAGCCGCCGAAGTGACAGCCAAGAAAAAGCTAGAAAAAACCCCTAGCAAGCGGCCAAATATTAGCGAGCGTATCAAAGAAACTGAGGCTGGTGAGCAAGAAGACACACCGACTGAAAAATTCAAGCACTCGTTAGGGACCATACACCCCGCGGTTCTGCGGATGGTAGAGAAAGGCAACCTAACTGAAGCGCTGGAGACTTTGGCTGACTCTGAGGACGGCTACTACAAAGTCTTGGCCGAACGACTGTTAGCCGCAAAGCCAACGGCCAAGATAGAAGTTATCAACCCCAACAAAATACTGCCGCTGTCAAACGACCCCAATGTAAAAGAGACGTTTAAGAACCAGATAGCCACGCTGGTAAAAATGATTGAGACCTCCATCCCGACGGAACGCCAAGGGGTAATGGTTCGTAACCTCAAGTCCGACAATTTGCAGGCGGTGATGACCGAGGTTAAGAACCTCCAGAAGAACTTTACCAACGACTCCCAGCGGGAGATTGCTAAGCAGGCATTTGACTTCTTGAACGAACAATATGGTTGGATAGGTAAGTACGACCCAGCATCCGACACCATCATGCTGCGGAACAAAACGATAAGCAACCACACGTTCCTGCACGAAGTCCTGCACGCCGTAACGTCAGACCTGATCGACAACGCAGACAAGCTGCGGGGCGTTCGGAAGGATGCGTACAACCGGCTTGTAGAGTTGTACGAGTATTCCAGAGGCAAGCTTGCCGTACAAAATAGCGACACCACTCCTTACGGGTTGCAAGACCTGCACGAGTTCATCTCCGAGGCAATGACTAACCCGGTGTTCCAAGCGGACCTCCGAGTGCTTCGCTACAAAGCTGCTCCGTTCTCCTTGTGGGACGCGTTCTCGCGGGCCATCGCACAGTTGTTCCGCATGGACGCCAAGAGCAAAGACAGCGACGTGATGATGGAGGTTATGCGGGCCACCAACATCTTGATTCCGGGCGAGGCTTCGTTGGAAGGCATAGAGGGCGCTAAAGAACCCACGGAAACTAAAGGGCAGCCCAAGGCCATAGCCGGGCGCATAGCTGCTGTCCCGGCGGGGATGCAGAACACCCCAAACACACTCAAGCTGGTACTGAAATCACGTACTTGGGAAGAAGCCCAAAAACCATACAGCCAAATAATAGTCTCGGCAAAGGCTGCTAGTCGGCCCGCGTTGCTCGGAGCGCTTACGCTGCGCCAGATTGGGGACTTGGTGCGCAACCGTGTCCCGCAGGTCAACAACTTCATCCGGTTGACCGAGGAGTTCCTTGCCCGCAAGAACAACATCTTGAAGGAGTCCGGAGACATCCTTAACGTCTGGGAGCGCATGCAGTCTTCCAATCCCGAAGAATCCAAGGCACTTGCTAAAGTTATGCATGAGGCTACGATTCTTCAGTTTGACCCAGACAAAATCCGGTACGGCAGAAACCCCCGAGAAATAATGGTGGCCGATGCTTGGAAGGTGCTTGACCCTACATCCAAAAACATATACCGGCGGGTGCGAGACTTTTACGAACACCGGCAGGCTGAGTACAAAGGTATTATGGCTAAGCGCATCATTGAGATGCGTAACCTTGGTGTGTCTGAAGCCACTATTCTTGAGATACGTAACGAGTTTGAGAACACCAAGTTTAGGGGGCCATACTTCCCACTGATGCGCCACGGGCGGTTTTGGTATCAGATTGGTACTGGAAAAGACCGTGAGTACTACATGTTTGAGACTGCGGGCGCGAAAGAAGCCCACATGGCTGAACGCATTAGCCAAGACCCCAACTTGCCCGTCAAGGAAGGTTCAGAGTACGCCCAGCAGATGGACCTGCATGCCAAACAGTCCAACTTCCTGCGTACCGTATTTAGCGCAATAGATGGTGTCAGCAGCACCACATTTGCTGGCATGCCCGCCCAGAATCTGAAAGATACCATCTACCAAAACTTTCTGGCTATCCAACCGGAGAGCAGCTTCCGCACTCAGTTCATGCACCGGAACAATGTGGCGGGCTACTCAGAAGACGCTCTGCGCAACTTTGCAAAGTCGTCGTTCCACATGGCGTACCAGCTTGCTCGCTTTGAACACTCTCCGGACATGTTCTCCCAAGTGCAAGCCGCCCGCATGCAAATTAAGGACAGGAAAGACGAAGCCGGTGGGTTTGACAAAGAGTTGTCTAGGGAGAACAACGAGCTCAGCGACTATGTAACAGAGATGGACAAGCGGTTGAAGCTGATGCTCAACCCAACCGACGTAGGGACTATCCCGTCGCTGTTGTCTAACATCGGATTCATCTGGTACTTGACCGCACCTGCCTCTGCAATCGTCAACGTGGTGGGCGGTATGGTCATCGGGTTGCCCACACTCATCGGCCAGAACGTGCGGATGAACCCCGGCAAGTCGTACACGAAGGCTACGCTAGAAGCACTGGGGCAGATGAAGACTGTAGCTGGGCAAATCATAGCCACCGGGTTTGAAGTAGAAACAGGCAAACGCGTTCGGGACTTCCGGTTGCAGTTTCCAACCTTGAGCCGGTCAGACTCCATGACCGACATAGACAAGCAAGCATACGAACGGTTTGTGGCCGACGGGGTTATCGACATCACTGCTGCGTACGACCAGTCGGGTCTGGCTGCTGCACCAACTGAAAGCTATGGCGGGGTGAAGAACCGTGCCATGGAAGCTTTGACGGCCCTGTTCCACAACGCTGAGCGGTTCAACCGTGAAGTCATGGCCATGTCCTCGTTCCGGGCGGCTATGGAAAAACGTAAGGGCTATGCCGACCAGAATCTAGCCTTTGCTGAGGCCGTTGCGGATGCCAAGGATGTCACCCAGCGGGCTATGTTTGACTACTCCTCCGCAAACAAGCCGCGCTACTTCCAGAATCCGGTTGCACGGGTGGTACTACAGTTCAAACAGTTCCCGCAGCAGATGACGTTCTTCCTTGCGCACAACGCCATCAACATGTTCAAGGGCATGGACGAGTCTACGCGGCGGGAAGCGCGGGCACGGTTTGTCGGAACCATGGGCATGGCAGCTATTATGGCGGGAGGAACTGGTATTTGGGGCTTCTCCACCGTGGCATCTATCATCAACGCCGTTGTGAACGGGCTCAAAGACGATGACGACGAAGAGGTGTTTGACTTTGAACTAGAGTTCGTGAACTGGGCCGTGGAGACGTTCGGCGCAAACATGGGCACTCTGATTACCCGTGGCGCTGCCAACGCGCTAACAGGGCTTGATGTTGCCAGCCGTGTGAAGCTGGACGACATGTGGTTCCGGGATAGCCGCAAGAATCAAGACGAAGTAGAGGCGTTGCAGACCTTCCTTGTGGACTTGCTTGGGCCCACTGCGGGCTTGCTGGTCAACGTGGCCGAGGCACGCAAACTCTGGAACGAGGGTCATGGCGACCGCGCTCTGGAGATGATGGCCCCGGCATTCATCAAGAACCCGTTGGTCGCTGCCCGCTACGCCTCCGAAGGAGTGAACACTCTGGGTGGTGACCCGCTCATGGAAGACGTGAGTCCGTTCCACTTGATGGCGCAGTCCTTGGGCTTGCGGTCTGCTGAACTCTCAGAAATACAGTTTTACAACACGAACATCAAGGGCCAAGAGCAAGCTATTCTGAAACAACGTCAGAACCTGCTTAACCTGTACGCCTTGGCCTTCATGTCGAACGATTCTGATACGCTGGATACAGCCTACGACAACATCGACAAGTTCAACGCTAAGCACCCCAGTGTGTCTATTGCAGCGGGCACGTTGACCAAGTCGATCAAGGGCCACTTGGAAAAGTCAACGCAGATGGACCACGGGCTGTACCTCGACAAGAAGCTGCGCGGGGTTCTTGATAACCACTCGTACATCGACAAGCTGCGGGATTAAAAAATCCCCGCGAAGTTGCCAACGCGGGGATTTAAAGTCACCAAGGAAAACAGAGATGCAACTAGGTTGCCGCCGTAGTGTACTTGGTTTTTCTCCAGATGCGTAGCCCGCGGATATCGTCTTCTATTACTACCTTAATGATTACCACGAAGCCAAGGCGCTGCATCTTCTTCTGAATAGCTTTCTTGCCCATGCCGATACCCACGCACGGGACAAAGAACGAACTGCCAATCCGGAACTTCTTCCAGTCTACGGTGTAGGTAATGCCATCAATCTTCATCGCTCGCTGTACCCATAGTAGGCATCACCCCCAGCTTGGATGCGTCAAACTCCAGCACCTCCACGGGCGGGGCGTGCATGTCTGTACCGATGTCTATGCGGGTGCGGGCTGAGCTTATGAACGAGCCCTCGCGGTTCAACCCGTCCAGCAAGTCGTTGAAGGTAATCTGCTTGTCGACACAGAATTCTTTGAGGACGGAGCGGACAATCTGGATACGTTCCGTGTCGGGTTCGTACCGCACATAGATGGACGAGCGGGGCTGGACGATGGGCGTAGCGGCAATGCCGCTCTTGGACGTACTGTGCCGGTTGATAATCAGGATGTTCATGTTGTGCTTCAACAGGAACTCGCCAATCATTGCTGCGTAGTCGTCCATGGACAGCTTGGTGGACTCCCGCATGTTGTCCACTTCCTTGACCGCCCAGTTGAATATGGCCTGTATGGGTATGTCATGCAAGCCCAGCTTCTTGGCAATCATCCCGCCCGCTAGGTTGGCCGCAATCATCCCTGACCAGAACCGCTCCCGCGTGTCTATGCGGGCTGCAACGTCGAACCTCGCCTGCACCTGCAAGGCCATCTCAATGACTTCTTCTAGGTTCTGCACAAGAAACTGTGCGTAGGGTTCACCGGCCAGCCCGTAGTTGTTCTGCAAGCCACCGAATATGCGCTTGGCCTCGGCCTTGTCCAAGTTGTTGGTGGGCTCAATCTTGTACTGCATCACCCGCATCAACTCGCCCTCAGACGTAGCTTTCATCGCTTGTAGCTTATCGGTCATGCTTGAGTTGCCGGTGGCCACCATCATGCTCGCCCAGAACCCCTGCGCCTCACGCTCCTCGTTCACCGACGCCTTCATGCGTCTGCGCGGAGCTCCTTGGGTAACGCTGTAGGCCAAGTCGGAGAAGTCATCGCCGCTCATCTTGGTTATCTCGTCCACCCCCAAAGGCAGGTTGCACATCACGGTCAGTCGGTGCAGCTTCACATTGAGCGTATCCCGCCACTGGAGCATCAGCTTGTCGGGGTGGCCCCACACGCTGTTCATCACTTGCAGGATGGTCGACTTGCCTGTGCCTGAGCGCTTGTTAATCAGGTTAATGATGCCGCCCTTGATGCCCATGAACTTGACCAACGGTGCACCGAACGCGGTGAACACAGCAAAGGCATGGGGTTCAAACCCGGGCATGCCGTAGGTATTGACGATCTTCTTCCACTCCTGCAAGCTGCCGGTGGCGACCAGCGCACCAGCTACCTCCACAGTGCTCTTGGATGGCGGGCTGTACCGCACATAGCTTGGGCCGATTTCTCGGCTACCCAAGATAAACTTTGAGTCCTCGTCAGCCCATCCGAATTGAAGCCGCATAGTTTCTACCTCTTGTACTACTTGTAATTCCTTGGCGCAGTCGATCACGTAGTTCGTGATGTTCTGCATCTGGGTCTGCTTAGCAAGAACGCCGTTGAAGGACACTTTCTTGCGGAACTCATCCTTGCTGAGCAGTTCCTCGGTGGTGATTGAGAAGTCTTTGGTGCCGTCTTTGGGCAGGGACAAGCGGAGCAGTATGGTCTCTCCGCTGGCGGGGTCAAACAGACGCTTGACCACAAACAGGTCGTACTCGTAAACGCACTCAACGCCGCGCCTACCTTCTTCGTCTTCTTCCTTGGTGTAGATGTAGATGCCGCCGGTTTTGCCACGAAAATACTTGGACGGCATCTGCGGGATTACGAACTCGGACATCGCGCCGCTCGTACTGTCCTTCTGCTGTATTACTGCGCCTTCTGCGGCCTTGGCAATCTCATGCCCAATGACGATGGGTGACTTGATTACCTTCCAGTGCGGGCAGTTCTGGCAGACCCCCGGCCTGTAGTCGTTGAATGTCTCGCATGTGTATGGCCCCTTGATCAGGTTGGCCTTCTGTTCTGTCTTGTCAGGGTTGTACTGCGGGTGCTGGCGGGACATGATGTGGATGGCCTTGCCGCCGTCTACACAATGCTTGGCTATGGACAGCCCCGCCCGCCACAATGGTTCTTCCACATCCTCTTGGTTCTCCATGATGTAGCGGATGTGGTCGCATCCCACGCCATCAATCGTTCGGTCAACGATTAGCTTGAACCGTGACTGCTTGTTACCCAGCATGGCCTTGGTGAACTCGTCCAACTGGCTGGGCGCGTACACGGGTTTGACCGGTGCTATGGGGCCCATCAGCGCAGCAAAGTCTTCAAACGTCATGGGCTTGCCTGTAAACAAAGTGTTTACATCGTTTGCAGGCTCGTCCTTAAAGTTCTTGGTGCCGGGTATCCGCAGCACCCGCGCTGCATCTGCTGGCACAGCGGGGTCAACGATGAACTTGTGCTTGAGGCACAGAGCCTTGAACGCCTCGGCCACCGGCAACCACTTGTCCTTGTCCACGGGCTCGGTAAGCGGCCAGTAGATGTGCCAGCCACGGCCAGAGTCCACGATGGTGGGGCGCGGCAACTTGAGCGTGTTGCACAAGTCCTTGAGCGCAACCATGCCGGTGGTCTGGTCAACATAGCCCTTGATGCGGCCATGCTTGTCGGGCTTGGCCTTGTCAGCCCCGCAGTCTATGTCTAGGAAGAATGACTGCATCCACCCGCAGTTGGCTGCATCACGGTTCTCGTCTGTGATGAACTTACCGCAGCCAAAGTAAACGTCACGGCCAAGGCCGGTTAATCGGTCTGCTTCATCGTCTACTTCTTCCAATGTTTTGAAATGGGATTGCTGTGGCCCCTTGCCATCCAACAATGAGAATACGCAGTACCACCCGTCCGTATCAGGGACAACACTGCGCAGCAATTCAATATCCGCCATTTTGAATCCGTTCACCGTCGAGAGAGGAGGGGGCAACGAGGGGCAGACGGAATCCCCGTTCGCTCCGTCGAGCTAGTTGCCCCCGTAACTTATTTAGCGCGCTTCAAGAAACCTTGAATAGCCTCAGCAAAAATGCTGGTGGGCCTATTAAAGCCAGTGAACCAGTTGTACACCGCCTGCCTAGACACCCCGAAGAACTCAGCTACGTGAGCCACCGGTATGTCTTTGGCAATGCAGTATTTCCCTAGCTTCACCCCCCAGTTGGTGGGGTCGGCATCTCTGTTGCGCTTAACAATAGTCTGCGAGTAACCGGGCATTACTCGTCGCCCCAGTCATCGACCATTGCAGCCAAGCCCGCTTTGTTGGCCTTGGGCTTTTCTTCCTTCGGCTTCTCTGCCCGCTTGACCGGAGCAGCAATCTCTGCGGCGGCAGAGTTGGCCGGTGCTACCAGCTGGGGCAGAGCGGGCGCTGCCTCAGCTTTCTTGGAGAAACTCAGCTTGCCAGCGTTAACGGCAATCGGGGATTCACCTTGCTCGATGCAAATGTCGTAGGTCTCTTTGTCCAAGAACTCCGCATTGCTAAAGAACAGCTTGGGAAAGTCGCTGTCCGTATCAAACGTAAGCCGCGTCGCCAGCATGTTCAAGTTGTAGCCCGAACCGGCAACGTACTTGGCGTATTGCAAAAACGGCATATGTTCAACGTCGCCTTGGCCAAACAGGGACTTCTGCGGAAGAATCAACTGGTAGATATCCCCACCGACATTGTTCTTCATTACCACCGCAAGGCGCATGGAGTAGCGGCATGCCGCACGGCCCGCACCAGCAGAACCCTTGATGGCTTGTTGGCAGTCCTTGCAACGCCCGTGCTGTGGGTTGGCCACATCCGCATCGGGGCGCTCGCCATCGCTGGACCAGCAATCAGGGATGCTAGTCTGGTCAGGGTCATACTCGCCCGCGTAGAAGGTCTTCTGCACAGTACGGGTGCCGTTGACCACCACAACGTCCATGCTGGGGTCAGTGTTCTTGGCAATCTCCTTGCCGCCGTCCACCAAGCGGAACACACGGCCCCGCATCGTGATGCGCTTGTTGCTGCCGCCCGAAGCGGAGAAGGATTTAGTGAAGTCGTCCAGCTTGACGTTCTGCAAGTGGGCGGGAAGGTTTTCTTTGAATGTAGCTACATTGCTCATATGGTTCTCCAGTGGTTAAAAATGGGTGGGGCGTGTTCAGTACATTTCGGCTTACTGCGTCTACTCGTCCCGGCTTACGCCGACACGCTCCCAAAAAACTATTTACGATGACTTACGTTTAACAGTGACTGCGTACCGACTATCCACATTCAGACCAGCGGGAAACTCGTCCGGATGTTCTTCTAAAAACTGTTTCATGTTCACGGTGTTCAGCCGCTTAAAGAACAGTCCAAAAGCCTTGTGCTTGTCGACCAACTGGTAGATGCTGTTCCAATCGGTCGGGCTGTAGTGTGTGGCCACACGCCGAATGATGATGGCGTTTTCTGTGGACATGCTGGTTGCCCCGGTGCTGTTGAGTGCATCAACAAGGGCGTTCTCAATTTCGTTCATTCGCGTCTCAAAGACGCTGTCTTCGGCGGTGAATGCGGCCTTTAATGTTTCGCGCTTAACGCGCAGTTCTAGGTATTCCGCTGACAGTTGATCTACAGATTCTGAGTCCATGTTATTTCCTTAAAGTGAGACTAGATTATGGGGGCGCTGCTTGACTTTGTCAAGCATCATCTAGTTCTTTTTTGTAAAGCTCAACCACTTTTTCGTGATTGTTTATGTTGCTTTGCAGCATTGTGTAGAGCCTACGCTCAATGGGACTACCCTCGATGTGCACGATAGTCATTGGGTTGCGCTGCCCGGGTCTGTCAATGCGGGCGTTGGCTTGTAGGTACGTCTCTGTAGACGTCACAGGAGCGTACCAGATAATGGTGCTCGCAGCAGTTAGGGTTACCCCGTGTGCCGCAGCCTGCGGTTGTATGATAAGCACGCGAGGGTCGGCTGATTCTTGAAACTGTTTGAAGATACTTGTGCGGTTACGCACTTGCACATCACCGTGAATCACATCACATGTGATGTTGGCCTTGAGCAGATGGGCTTGCAGCAAAGTTATGGTGTGACGGAACGGTACAAAAATCAACACCTTGTGGCTGGATTCTTCAATCACTTCCTCGACCACAGCGAGCCTGTTGCTGACATCAAAGTCAATCACAGAGCCCGTGTCTGAGTACACCGCACCACCTGATATCTGCAACAGCTTGTTCATCTTGGCCGCAGCATTGACCGAACTGATTTCCTCGCCCGCTGCCTCTACGAACAAGCGGTCTTTGAGTTCCTTGTAGTACTTCTTCTGCTGGGGCGTCAGCGGAGCGAAGCGGCTTGTGTGCGTCACATCAGGCAAGTCCAAGCACTGCGACTTTTCAAACCGGATGGCGGGCTGGAGCATGTTGAACACTGTGTTCTGCGCATCGGGGCGCGGCACCCAACGAAATTTGCTCACGTTCACCATCACCGACTCGCGGTAGTCGCCTAAGAATCTTGGGGCTCGTGTGGGTACACACAGCTTGCCAAGCCCGTAGGCATCCACAGGAGATTGTGCTGCTGGCGTACCGGTCAACATCCACAGCCATGTGTCTGGCGTAACCAGCTTACGCATCAACTTCCAACGCTTGGTCTGGACGTTCTTGTACGCATTGGCCTCGTCAATCACGATGAGGTCGAACATGCTTTTGCCGATTGCATCTGTAGCAATAGCCGGTATGCCATCGTAGTTTATGACGACAAACTCAGCTGTGCTGTTGGCGATCTTGTTGCGCTTCTCTGCGTTGCCGTAAGCCACTTCCACTGTGCGGTGCACAGCAAACTTGAACAGGTCGGCTTGCCACGCGGATTGCATGATTGACAGGGGGCACACAACAAGCACACGCTTGATTAGTCCCACGCTTATCAGGTAGTCCGCGGCCCAGATAACTGACGCCGTCTTGCCCGTGCCCTGCTCGTTGAAGCAGAACGCCCGGGAGTTGTTCGTCAGGAATTCAGATGTATCTCTTTGGTGATCGAATGGCGTAAACCCTATCGGTCTTGGCCACTTATAGTTTTGTTTAATCATCTCTTTGGCTTGTTAGTCTTTACTGTGTGGTCCGAGTTACGACTGAACGAACGGTTAGCACTGGGCGACTTCAGCTTCAGATTGCTTGGTGCGTTTGTGCCGCCCTTGGACAGCGGGGTAACGTGGTCAATATCCTTACCGGTCCGGTCGACGCCCTTGGCATCCATCGCCCGCCTTGCCCGCTGACGGTCCATGCGCTTGGGCAGTTCTCCGCGCTCTTGCTGTTGCTCGTACTCTTTCTTGTACGGACGGGGTTTGTTGACGTAGGGCATTTAGTTCTCCTTTGGAAGGGTTGAGGAAGCGTCGTGCTCGGCTTTAGCAGCTTTGTACTCCGTAATTATCTCTTCCGCAACCCGTAGTTCCTCGTCCCATGCGCCATCCAAACCATTGGTTCTTCGGTACGCACGGGCCAAGTTATCCATAGCTTCTATGACTACATCCATGGCCGCAATAAATTCAGCGTCGTTCACGTTTGACCCCCGGCGGCATACCTGCAAACTTGCGCTTATCCAAGGTGGAGTTGTTGTGAAATTTCTCGGGGTAGCAATACTTGATGTCCGCAATGACTTCTTCCAAGAGAGCGTTCTCTTGGGTCCAGTTGGTGCGGTGCCTGTTGGCTACAGCAGCTAATCTAAATTGTTGGTGCGCGGGTAACATTTTTCTTTTCCTTTAACGACTCAATGGTTGAAAACCGGTGCATATTGGCGCATTCGTACCGGCGGTAAGTTTGGTTGTTTGGTTTGTCACGAGTTTCCAAGACACGCACCCAAGTACTGCATGCCGGACACTTCATACTTGCTTTTCTTTCATCAGCCGCAACGCGCCGTACATCAACCGTGCGGCAATGATGGCATCCATAGTGTGGGTCATAGCTTGTTCCAGCTTGCCATTCAGCACCGCATCGTGCGCGTCCTTGAGTGCCTTCTCCGCGTCCATACACGGCTTGGCGTAGTCGTTGATTACCTCTATGTTCATCTCTTCAGTCCTTTAATAAATACAGCAAAGCTGTCTTGGGTTGTTTGCCCGAAACCCCGGACATTGTTGATGCGACCAGCGGCCTCATCCAATGCGTTGTTCCATCCGTCGACGTAGTGTTCGGTCATTTTTGCCGCGAGGTCTGCTGTGTCTTTGACAAACCTATCTACCAACTCATCCCGCTGCGCCTTGATACACGCAGGGATTTGGCAGTGGTAACCGCAGGAGTGGATGTCTTCTTCAATCATGTGTTCTTCCCCTCGAGTTCAACAAGTCGTTCTTTCGCGCTTGCAATCATGTAGTTATAGATGACTGGTTCTTTTTCTTTGAGGCGTTCCATGACACCTTCCAACCATGTTTCATCATTTGGCAAATCTTTGAACAACTCCATCAGTTCTTTGCGTTTTGTCATGTGTTCTTCTCCTTGAGTTTGGCTTCAATGGCTCGGGTTAACCTGCTCCAACCCAAAGGAATACGAACAGCTTCAGGGCCAAGGCAGTCTTTGATCTCCTCATCCGTCAGCCCAACCCACGGGCGCTGTGGTGGGGTGGTGTAAATTGATACAAGTTTGTAGCCTCTACTTATCCAATAGTTAGCAGAGTCAATGTCAGTCAAAGTTTCTCGCCCTATTTCATATTTCCCAAATTTCCCATCGCCAACGACTGCCCACGCCACAGGCTCCTGCGCTGGCTGTGCCTCAAATTCAGCCATCACTTTATGCGTAGCGCGAACCATTGCGTCTTCAAAGCTTGCCTGCGTGTCACGTTTAATTGATGCCAACTGCTTTTCAGCAAGCGCACCCCAATCTTCTTGCCCCTTCTCTACACCGCAATCACACTCACCCGCAGGATAGGCTGGCCCGTTATGCACCGCGCAGTCAGACCAGTGCAACTTGTCCGCAGCCATCTGCCGCTTGGCTTGAAAGCCACCGCCCCATGCACCCTGCCGCTTGGCAAGGTCGTCAAAGGCTTCGTCTTCTTCAGTCCGCATACTCACCTCCTGCAACTGCTGCCAAGTTTTTCCAGTCCTCTAGTGTTAGCTTTCTACCTAGTTCGCGCTCAAGCTTCTTGACGATTGAACCAAGCCGCAGCAGTCGGTCACACACTTCCCCCGCGCCGTACTTGGCGTTGAGTTCTTCCAGTGCTTTCATGCTTTCTTCTCCAAGTAGTACTG